AAACAAAACTCTATGGGTATACTACAAATGCAAAGTGGTGGAATAACTGAAGAACAATTAAGAGCAGCTACTGGAGCAGAAGAAGAACCAATACCAGGAGAAGTTGTAGTACCACAAGAACAACAACTACCAAGAGAAGCTAATGGAGCTACACCTGATACTGTTCCTATGACAGCTAAAGAAGGTGATTTTGTTTTAAATAGTTTAGTAAAAGTTACAGAAAGTATTCCTGATTTAAAGAGAGCAGTAGGAGCTGCTATAGATGAAGCTGCAAAAGATGGTGTTGACATAGTAAGTTCTGAAGGTAGAGATGTAGATATTATCGTAGGTGATGATGAAATAATTATTCCTAAAAATTTAGTTCCTTATGTTGGATTAGATAAATTAACAAAGATGAATAATCGTGGTAAAGAATTAATGAAAGTTATAAAAACAGCTTCAAAACAAAGAGAAGAACAACAGGAGCAAGCATAATGGTTGACATTGGTGTACCAGATACAGAAGACTTAGCAAGCACAGATAAATCCATACTTGTAGATATAGTTAGAAGAGAGATGGAAGCTGCTGGTAAAAATCGTCAAACTATGTCTGATGAAGAATTAGAAAAAGAAGTACAGGCAGTTGCAGAACGTGTTGGAACAAAAATATCTGCTAAAGATTTTGGACCACGCTTTGCTGTTAAACGTGATCCAGAACAAGGTATAACTTTTGAACGTGAAAAAGATTTTACTCTTGGTGAACAAGTAAGAGGAAAAAGAATCGAACCACCTGATGCTTTCTTTCAAAATGTTCCTGAAGCAATGGCAGAGGCTATTGGAAAAGTTAATCAACAAATTATTACTCAACCTCAACCTCAAGAAAGAACTTTTCCTAAACCTCAAATGAAACCTTCTCAAGAAGTAACTGTTCAAGATGCAGCAGATCAAGTTCGTGATACAGCAGAATCTAAAGGTCTTTCAAGTATAGGTGAGGGAGTACGATTAGCAGCAGAACAAGATATTCCACCTGATGTAGATGCTATTGAAGGACAAAGAATTTTTAATAAACAAATGGAAAGACTGCGTAAAAAAGAAGATAGAGTTGAAGCACAAGAAAATAAAGCTAATGATTTTACTAGTTTTACAAATGAAGTTCTTTCTATTACAGCATCTGCTGAAGATGAAGCTAGTTTAACTCGTAATGGACGCAATGCTTTAAAAAGATTATCAAGAAGATTACAAGACAATATTCGTATGGGAAAACCTCTTGATGCTATTCAATTAGAAAGATTAGCTGAAGATGTTAGATACAAAGAAGCTTTTGATATTTTAGAAGGTATGTCTGATGGATCAATACCAATAACTGTTGGTGGTACTATTGATGCAGCTTTAGATGGTTTACAAGCAACAAGTGAAGTAATGATGGGAGTACCAGTATTAGGTCCAGGAGCAAAGTTTACTAGACTAGGTGTTTTAGGAGCTAAAGCAGCTAGAAGAACAGCAGCATCAGAAGCTGCTAAAATAACAGCAAAAAGAAGACAAGGTGCAGATTTTGCTCTTAAAGAACAACGATCAGGGCAAGATACTATGGGAGTAATAACAACTACAAAAGAAGGTGGTAAAACTGTTGGTGTGGTAAAGATTCGTAAGTTTATTGGAAAGTCAGATGTAGATGAAGCAACGGCTTTACGAGGTGGTTTAGAAAGAGTAGGAAGAGGTGGAAGAAAAGAATCTGGTGCATTTAGACTTGCTGGTAAAGAAAAAGAAGGCACACTAGCAGAAAGAAATATACCTACTAGAAAAGCTATGACAGGAAAGAATAAACTTACTGGTTTGATTATTCCTATTCCTGGTATGAGTGATGATGAAATTAAAGATATTGAAGAAGTACAAACAGATACTCTTAACTACATAGCTTCAAGAGAAAACTTTAGAGCAACACCATATTCAGACGGTGAAGGACAAAGTATAGGTCTTGGAACACCAGCTTTAGAAGGTGATGAAAAAATTACAGAGCAACAAGCTTTTGAGAGAGCACAACAATTTTTAGAAGAACAAGTATATCCAGAAATAGAAACTATACAAAATGAAGCAGGAATAATATTAAATAAAAATCAAATTACTGCACTAAGTTCTTTACTATATAACATAGGTGTTGGACAAACATGGAATAATTCCGAAGCTAAAAGACTTTTAATAGAAGGTGATATAGAAGGTTTTAAAGAAGCAGCTTTTGATGCAGAAGAAGGTTTTGTTTATTCTGGTGGTAAACTAATGAGAGGTTTACAAAACAGAAGAGGAAAAGATTTAGCAATGTTTAACAAAGCTGTTCCTAAAAGAAAACCCAGAGTACCTATAGATACATAGGAGAATAACATGGACGATATACAAGTACCAGATAAATTAGCATGGCAACAAAATCGTAGACGTATTGCATACATTGCAACACTTACAATGGTTGCTACAGTTATAGCTTCATTTGTATTTCCAGAACGTGCAAAAGAAATACCAGCAATGGATGTATTATTTATTTCTCTCGCTGCTATCATTGGTGCGTTCTTTGGTGCAGATGCAATGGTGTCTAAGAAAAAATGATTGGTGGATTAATAGGTCCAATAGCAAACTTAGCTGGAACTTTTCTACAAGGTAGATTAGAAAGAACCAAAGCTAATACAGAAATGAAAGTTGCAGAAGCTAAAGCAAGAGCTACTGTCATGGAGAAACAAGCTACTGGTGAAATTGATTGGGATCTTGAAGCTATACGTGGAGCAAGAAACTCATGGAAAGACGAGTGGTTAGTAATTTTGTTTTCTATACCCTTGATCCTTGCCTTCGTTCCTAACATGGAGTTAGTAGTATTAAATGGTTTTTCAGTATTAGAACAAATGCCTGAATGGTATCAATACTCTTTAGGTGTAATCGTAGCAAGTTCTTTTGGAGTACGAGCTGCAACTAAATTTTTTAGGAGAAAATAAATGGTTAAAGGTACAACTGAAGATAAAATGAAATTTGCTAGAGGTGTAGAAAAATTACCACTAAGCAATGAAAAAAAAGATAAAATACTTGAACTTATTCTTGGAATTACAGCAGCATCAAAAATGAAAAAAGGTGGAAAAGTAAAAGCTCCAGCTAAGAAAATGATGTATGGTAGTAAAGTTAAGAAAAGAAAATAATGCAACTAAAGTCTTTAACACCTAAAACAATACTTATAAAACCTAGACCTGCTAAATTAGTAAAAGTACAAGCAGGTCAAGACTGGTCAGTATTAAATGATAAGATACGTAAAGGCAAACCTTTAACAGCGAAAAAAGGAATTAATCGTGGCTGATCCAACTAAAAGAATACCTAAAACAAAACCAAAAACACCTTCTGAAAGAATACCTAAAACAAAACCAAAATTAACAAAAACTATGATAAAAATGGGTTTAAGAAAAGAGTTTGTAGACTCTGATAATCCTGCAAGTCTTAATAATGCTTTTACTTTAGGAAAAGTAACAAACTATATTGCTGGTCTTTTAAATTCAGAATTTAAAAAGAAAGTTGATGAAGCTAAAAGAGATAGTGCAAAAGCTAAAAAACAAAAAAATTTTCAAGGTACAACTACTATACCAAAGAAAAAAGGTGGGAAAGTTAAGAAAAGAAAATAATGAACTACGCAATATTATTAAAACAGCTAGAAGACTTTGAAGGGTTAGAACTTAAACCTTACAAATGTACTTCTGATAAAACTACAATAGGACTTGGACGTAATTTAGATGATTATGGAATTACTAAAGAAGAAGCCTATTATCTAGCACAAAATAATATTGATGAAATAGAGGATGAATTAGATAATGCTATCTCATGGTGGCGTGATCTAAATGATGCAAGACAAAGAGCTTTAATTAACTTAGCGTACAATGTTGGTACGCCAACTTTATTAAAGTTTAAAAAAACTTTAGAGTATTTAAAAAATGGTTTCTATGCTAAAGCATCAGAAGAGGTACTTGATAGTCGTTGGGCAGAGCAAGTCGGACGAAGATCAGTATTTATTTCTAATGTTTTTAAAACAGGTGTAGATACATAAAAGAGGAGCCACCTAGATTTAATCTGGCACTCCTATTCAACTACCAAATATGCTACCCAAAGTTATCACTTTGGCACTAAGGAGGTATAAAATGACTGACAATAATCAGAAACAAGAAGAACAAGAAGAACGTAAACCTTATCAAAATTCTTATCGCAATACTGTTGCAAAAGATGATCCAATAGATGAGGTTGAATCCGAAGAGACAGAAGAAGCGAACACCGAAGCGAAGGCTACTTCGTTTGTAGAGTCTAAGAAAGATTCAAAACCCAAACACAACTATAAAAAACGCTATGATGATTTGAAAAAACATTATGACGAAAAAATAGATGAGTTTAAAAAATATAAAGAAGAACAGGAAGCAGCTATTTTAGCTAAAAACGAAATAGCTTCTAACATAGGTACTACCACAGAGGAACTAGAAAGTTTTAAAGATGAATATCCTGACGTATATAAAGCAATGCAAACAATCTCTTCTCAACACACTCAAGAGCAAACTCAAAAACTTGAGAGTGAGATTAATGCTCTTAAAGAAAAAGAGCAAAGATTGGTTGAAGAGCAAGCTAGGACGGAACTCTTAACAGCTCATTCTGATTTTTTTGAATTAAAAGATACAGATGAGTTTCTTGAATGGTTAGAAGACCAACCCAGTTCTATAGCTGATGGTGTTCTAAAAAATAGTACAGATTCTAAATGGGCGATACGTGTTCTTGATCTATATAAATCTGATAAAGGGTTAGTCAAGAAGCAATCAAGACGTTCTAAAAAATCTGCTGAAGCTGCTGAATTTATCGCAACAAAAGATAAAGTAGTAGCTGAAGGGAAGAATGAACGTATTTGGACTGTTTCGGAAATTTCTCGGCTAAAGCCTAGTGAATTTGATAAATTTGAAAAAGAAATTGACAAAGCTAGTCGGGAGGGTCGTATAACAAATTAATAACTAATGGAGAGTAAAAATGGCTTTTACTACTGCTGCTGGTTACGACAATCTCTCTAATGGGAATTTCGTACCACAGATCTATAGCCAAAAAGTTCTCAAATATTTCCGAAGAGCTTCGGTTGCAGAGGCAATCACTAATACCGATTACTCAGGCGAAATTGAGAATTTTGGCGACACTGTGAAGATAATCAAAGAACCGACAATTACGGTTACTGCTTATCAACGTGGTGCTTCTATAAACTCACAAGATCTTACAGATGCAGAGATTTCTCTAACTGTAGATCAGGGTAACTACTTTGCTTTTAAAGTGGATGACATTGAAGAAAGACAGTCTCATGTTAATTTTGAGGCTTTAGCTACATCTTCTGGTGCATACGCTCTTAAAAAGCAATATGACTACAATGTACTAAGCAACATTAACTCAAACGCAACTACAGATACATCTAACTTAGGTGCTGCTAGTTCTGCTATATCATGCAATACTGGTAATGAGTGTGCAAACTATCTTAGCACAGCAGCTCGTCTACTTGATGAGAATGATGTTCCTGAAGAAAATCGTTGGGCTGTGGCTCCTCCACAATTCTACGAAATCCTCAGACAAGCTGATGCTAAATTGATGGATGCTAGTGTTACTGGTGAAGGATCAAGCCCACTTTTAAACGGTAATGTTACTGCTAGAAAAGTACATGGCTTCACACTTTATCAATCAAACGCTATTGCAGTAGGTGGTGCAGGTTCTGATGCTACAGCAACCTTCGGACCTTCATCAACTAGTGGTGAAACTAATGTATTGTTTGGTCATATGAGTTCAGTTGCTACTGCTTCAGCTATTGCTAAAACAGAAGTAGTTCGTGATCCAAACAGCTTTGCAGATATTATACGTGGTCTTCACGTATTTGGACGTAAAGTTCTTCGTGGCTCTGGAACAGGATTTACAGGCGTATTGTCTGGTGTTCCTGATCTTAATACTTAAGGGGGGTATATATTATGGCTACATATAATGCAACCCATAGTGGGGGTGGTACAGTTGGACATCCAGCTAGTGCCAATAAAGTTTATGTTTTAACATCACCAGTATATGATGCTGTTGACAACACAGACTTAGAACAAGGCGACATAGTTCAATTATTTGACATACCTGCTGACACAATGATTGTTGGTGGATGTGTTGAAAACCTTGAAGCTTCTGGTAATGAACAGATCACTTTTGATGTGGGTATTACTGGTGGTGATGTTGATATGTTCATTGATGGAGCAGATTCAGATCAAGCTGCTGGATATGCAACTCCATTTTTACAAGCAGCAGCAGGTGCTCAAGACAGTAACCCTGTTCTTGTTACTACTGCTGATACTGTTGATCTACTTGTAATTGATGGTGGTTCATCAAAAACTACTGCTTGGAGATTTAGAGCACATATCGCAATGGCTGATATTTCTAGAAACCCAGTAGAGTCTGCTACAGTATCAACTGGTACTTAGTATTATATAGGTTTTGAGGAGTTCCTTAAAAACTCCTCCTCTTTTTGCTAAGTTCAATTAACGGAGATACATATGTTTTTTATTAAACTTCTTGATGAAGAAGATGTAAAGTTTTGTAGAGAAGGTATTCAAGGATTACATTTTCAAGATGGTGGATTGACACAACCTTTAAACAAATCTTATAATGTTAAAAAGAATCAACAAACATCTTCTGTACCAGAACATATAAGAAAATACCTAATTGATATTTTTTATAACCATGCTTACATAGATTCAGTTTATTGTCCTAATAGAGTATCAGTAAATTTTTATAATAAGTATCAAAAAGATGATTACTACAATGTTCATGTAGATGCTTTTAAAGCAATGCCAAAATCTAATAATGTATTTTTTGATTATGGTTTTAGTATTAATTTAAATGATGATTATGAAGGTGGTAGTTTTTTATTACATACAGATGTTGGACCTGTAACAAAACAATTAAAAGCTGGTGAAGCAGTAATATTTCCAATCATATATCCACATGGAGTTGCACCAGTTACAAAAGGTACAAGAGAAAATGTATTAGGTTGGTTATCTTCTAATGTATCATATGAACAAGCATTTATATTAAAAAATTTATATGATGTAAATGTTTACTTAAAAGATAAAGATAAAGATACTTTTGTTAGTTCCACGTTAGTTCAAACATATTTGAAAAAAGCGTGGGGTAAATAAATGATATATAAAATATTTAGTGATGAAGAAGTAGAAGATATACTTAGTAAGTTAAATAATAAAAAACTTGTAGATGGTAAAAAAACACAAAAGCTAAGTAAGATTTACAATATAAAAGAAAATAAAGAAACTGTTATCAATAGTAAAGTAGATGAACATATAACAAGTTTATTTAAACAAAAAGGAGCAATAGAAAAAATATATGCTCCTATAAAAATAAAAAATAGAATCTACAATAATTATAATGTTAATGATTTTTATGACTATCATATAGATTCTTTTAAATCATCTGATAATAAAATGCTATACAATTATGGTTTTACTATTAGTTTAAGTGATGATTATGAAGGTGGAGAGTTTGTTTTACAAACAGAAGCTGGAGAGATTGGATATAAAGTTAATAAAGGTGAGATAGTAATATTTCCTACAATATATCCTCATAAAGTTACACCAGTTACTAAAGGTTGCAGACAAAACATTATAGGTTGGTTTGAATCTAAAGTAACATATGAACAAAGTTATATTTTAAAAACACTACAAGAAATAGTAAAAACAAATACAGATGTAGTGAAAAGTAATTCTGAAAATAAAACAGCAAAAAGTTTATTAATAAAATCAGGACTTGTTCAAAATTATTTAGTAACAAAGTGGGGATATTAATATAAATAAAAAAGGTAATAATAGTGGCAAGAAAACCTTCCAATATGAAAGGCATGACTATTAAAGGAGGACATAAGCGTCCTACTAAAGCTGGTGCTGGTCTTACTGCTAAAGGTGTTGCAAAGTATAGAAGACAAAATCCAGGAAGTAAACTACAAACTGCTGTTACTGGTAAAGTTAAACCTGGATCAAAAGCTGCTAAAAGACGTAAAAGTTATTGTGCAAGGTCAGCAGGACAAATGAAAAAGTTTCCTAAAGCTGCAAAAGATCCCAATAGCAGACTTAGGCAAGCACGTAAACGGTGGAAGTGTTAACTTCTATTGGTAGTTTCAAAAGAAGATAGACGTAAATTAAAGAAGTTAAGTTTACGTTTAGAAAAAGCAAAAGAAAAATTTATTAAAAATCTTTCAAGGAGATCTACAAATGTATGGCATGAGTTATGGAAAAAAGAAAAAGAAGAAGATGCAAGACGGAGGAAAAACTGATCTTGCTAAAATGTATGGTGATCCTAATAAAATAACTAGAGGTGACGTTATTGCTGCTGCTACAAAAAATAAAAAACAAATGGGTAGTACAGTTGTTAGACCAATGGGTAAAGCAGTAGATATGCAAGCACCATCTTCTTTTATGGAAAATACTAATAAACAAAAGACTATGATGTACGGTGGTATGGCTGCTAAGAAAAAAAGAGTACCTATGATGATGGGTGATAAAGTACATAGTTTTGGTTACAATCGTGCATTTGGAAACAGACCAGCAAAAAAAGTCTAATGCCAGTAAAACGTGTAACAAGTCGTAAGACTAAAAGAACTCCAATGCAAAAAGGTAGTAGAGTCAATGAGGCTGGAAACTATACAAAACCTTCCATGCGTAAGAACTTATTCTCAAGGATTAAGGCGAGTGGAAAAGGTGGCAAACCTGGACAATGGTCAGCAAGAAAAGCACAGATGTTGGCAAAGCAATACAAAGCAAAAGGAGGAGGGTACAGATAATGGCAAAAGGAGTTCCACATTTTCTCAAAGACGGAAAGGCACATGGGTCTGATGGAATGGCTG